CCTTATATTGTCAATATAAGTTTTTATCTCGTCGAACTCCCTTGCGAATATTCTAAGGGCTTTCTGAATCTTCTTACCACCAGCAACATATTCAAGTTCCTCTCCTTCCTCATACTCCCGTGTATATGTCCAGTCGAAGTTTTTTATTGCCTCATGAGTCATAGACCTGTAGAGGTTGTCTGTGAACCTCTCATCATAGAAAGTACCTATATCAACAAGATTATCTATAAATGACTCATCTGTTGTTGGGTTATATCCACCCTCTGATGTAGGGAAAGTGAAATCCTTAAACTCCCTGTAATAGCCAAACTCATTCTCATTAATTACTGAGAATGTTGAACTATACCTTGGAGTTGTATCGAAATCAAGTATAAGTCTCTCAAAAGCATTTGAGTTGTTGTAGAAATTAACAAGGAACTCATGCTTAGGTCTGATATGCCATCCATTCCACTCACCATTGTGCATATAGAATATCTTACCGTCATTACCCATGTAGAGTCTTATACTGATATTCTTTACTTCATCCTTTTTCTCTGGTAACTTTGATTTCTTTGAACGACCTTTACCTCTTCCTCTATTTTCGACTTTTACAATCTCAAATGATATGATACTCGCACAACTACAACATCCATCCATTCTTTGTCCTGGGACAACGCAATCATCACAAACGATAATAGGAAGTATCTTAAAATCGTAAGCTTCTGTTTCACAAGGATTTACAAGTTCGTAGTTAAGATAACCACCATCAGCGAAGTATTTCAACACGTCTGCATCCGATGGTCTATGTTCTGAATGTATATCTATACCAAATGGATTCTTTAACTCATATACATATCCGTCTGGGTCATCCTCTCCTATCTGGTGCGTTTCCTCAATCAGTTCACCATCAACTGTATATTTTCTTATATAATAAGCATTATCCATAGAGAAGAAAAGTTCTCCAGGAAACCTTCCGAGTATATCTGTAACCGAAGACCTAAACAGTTCTGTAAGAGAACCATAGTATGCGAAGTCCCTAAAGTCGTAGTAATCCTGTTTGAGGACAATCTTAGTATCGTTCTCAGTGTCCTTCTCAGATACCATATCCTTTATAGTATCAAGAGTCCACACGTCGCCACTCAAACCCTTTTCCCACTTGTTCGTGTTATACTGGTTTGATGTTCTCCTATCATCCCTTACGGTGATTATGAAGTTGCTACTCTTATATATAGGTGTCTGACCAGGTGCAAACTGGTTAAGTCCACCAATAGTAGTGATGTCCCTCTCCCAGATTGTACCGTCGTTAATGGTCTGGTGCTTTGATTTAAGCACGTAGTTTGAATGACTCTTTATAAGTGGCATTTTCTTAACTTATCTTATCATCAATTGTCTGGCTGAAGTCAATTGAGTTATTCTTATTATGCTTAACCTCATATACAGGTTTTCCTGTGTATTGGTCTTTGAGTGTAAAGTGCTCTGACTGCGAGTAAATCTCGTTATTATCGTTATATGTTGTAACAAGACCATTGTCAAGGTCTCTAAGCTGACTGTTCTCAAGCATATAGCTGATTGTATCAGCATTATGTGTTGTCATTTCAATATCCAACATAATTGGTTCGAAGAATGTATTAACCAGCAATATCTTCTGCGTAGGTTTTCCTATGTATGGAAGCGCATTATCTTTGAATGTTGGTGCAGAAGATGGAGACACTGTTACAAACGTAAGTGTTGATGAATCCTCATATCTATAAGTATAGGATTTATCACTTGAAGAGTTAGGTGCTTGCACAACTGGTTCACACTTGTTATTACTAGTTATAATCCTGTAATAATCCTGCCTAGAACCATTATCATCAATGTAAATGATTCTATAACCGACAAGCTCGTTATTTTTCTGTGCCTTCGTCCTAATACTTGAGTTCCTAATCATTGTGGTGTCAATTACAAGCCCTCTGACGTTAGGAAATGCTGTTAGGGTACTCACATCCGTAATAACTGCTTCAATCTCCTTAGGCTTGATGTAAACGCTGTAGAAGCCCTTTTTATTGAACTCACTGAGAGGTAGCTGAAGGTTGTACATACCCTCAACGAACTCATCGATGTCATTTCTGTCCTTATCCCTTCTAGCTTGTGTCAATATAGCTGAGTCCAACTTCTTGAAATTGGCATCACTCAACGAATCATAAGACCTCTTCTCATGATAACAATATGATATATCAACAAGGTTAGGTATATCAACATTAGCTATGTTGATAGGAATTGTAGTACCGTAAGCACCTATTGCCATTTTACATAAAAATTTTTAGTATATTAGTTTTCTATTATCTTGAAATACCCATTGGTATATTGTTCAAGTGCCTCCATGCTCGTAACTTCACCAAGCTTTATATGTTTCTCGAAGGCTGCATTTATTCCTCTGTCTATATAAATATCGGAATCTACGTTTTGTATGCAAGCTGTACCCATTTTATATTCCTCTCTGAATACTGGGAATGTCTGCGTTCCATTGTACAACTCAAAGTCTGTTGTAGATGTACACATTGGCATTTCGAAGTGAGCCAGTGCGCAGTAATAATAATTGTTAAAGTCAGATTCTATTCTTGTCTTTTCCTGCTCCATTACATAACATGTAACAGGATAACTGATAGTATGTGCTGATATAGCATTCCTAGTCATAGGAATCTGTTTTTTAATTACATTCTTAAGATAGTATTGTACGTCTTTCTCTACGAATTTAACAGTTTCTGTGTAGCATATTCCACTACTGAATGTCATATCGTTAGCAGCCACCGCAAGCTCGAATGGTTTATTTTCTGCCGTTCTCTGTAACGTAGCACCAATGTAATAAGTAACGTCACAGTATATATTATCGTCAAATACAATTGAAGTAGATGTTGATACAATGTATTCTTTTATGCTAGTTGACTCTGAAATGGCTTGAAGTGAAGTTGTTTCGCCACTTATTGGCGTTTTGGCAATCACTTTAGTACCATCAATTGGATTTTCATTCCCATCCTTATTACAAAAAGTCCCATCAATTATATGTCCCTCAGTATCCTTATAGTAAAATACCATTGATGTTATTATGTCGCCAACAAAATAGTTTGGCGTTCCAGATACCAAATCCTCCTGGCGTTCAATAGTTAAATTAAACCTCTTAACATTTGCCACATTACCAACCTGGTAAATAGGCTCTAGTTTTTCTCCCTCTGGTGGCTGGTGATTATATTTATCCCCAACATTATACAATGCTTCAATAGTATTTCCTATATCATCTACCAGTAAAGAATTTGAACGAATGTCATAGAGTTTTGATATTGTATCTCCAGATATTAGTCCACCAACATATACCTGTATGTCGTTATCAACATTTTTCTTTATTTCAAAAGTTTCATCTACGATTGAGTAGTCTTCTATTAGTTCAAGATTTTCATCATATAGCTGATATATTTTACTCTGTGTTATATAGAAGTATCCGTCTGGTGTCTCACATGTTCCACTATCTATTCTCATGTAGTATTCACCATTAATTGTCACACCATTATCATCAACTTCATGTTGTGTACCGCCATATGTTATAAACTCCTTATAATCACCGTCAGTAAGATAAGTCCTTGTTCTTGGGAAATGTTTATAGTTATCTGGATTAAACGTGCCGCCACTACAGGTTGTATCATTATTTTTTTTCGTATCCTTGAAGAATGGAAAATAGAAGAACTGGTCACACCTGTCCTTGAACGGATAGAAATCAGCATAGATTTTCTTACCATTAATTATTGTGTATGGTGTGTCAGTATAATCTTCCCTGTAGACATAGAATATTTTACCTCCTATATAGCTAGCATTTTCATCATATTTTCCATACTCTTCCTTTTGTACGTCATATAATGAGCTTCCTATGAGAATTGCGTCACGTTTATTAATTGGATATTTTACTGCATATTCAGTTCTAAGTCCCTCTTCTGTTTCTCCGCTTATACGCACGTCTGAGTCATTAAAGGTGAAGTAATATGGTTTGTCTGTATGGGCAGGACTGCTCTGATATGCTTTATCATACTCATCAAATGAACAAGCAACATGTTCATCTGCTGGGTCATAGTTAGTCCAACCACTTATTGATATATTTTTACTTCCGCATCTAGGACAATTAGTACTGAATACTCCTTGATAATGGCAATCATTACATTCACTCACATATTTCTCCATGTAAGTTTCATTATACACAAATCCAGTACCACTGACTAGAATCATGGCACTACCATCCATAGTAACCACAGTACCACTATGTGTATTTGCTGAATCCCCATAACTAGATGTTCTATAGTCAACACCAAGTTCGTAGTCTGTAGAAAATATACTAAATTCTCCCAAATCATCAATAGAAACCTGCATATTAACAGGCTCTATAATGGTAGGTATCGCACATGGTTCATTTATCGATGTGAGTATTTTACTTTGTACGTTAGAATACCACTCTTGCATTTTACCAAGTATATCGTTTCCACCAAGATTAAACCACTTCTCACACTCGCAGCAGTCTGTTGAACCAGAACATTCCCATATAGAACCAAGTTCACCATATCCACTTCTGTCTTCAAGCCATCCAGCCCACATTATTACGTCTGGGTAAAAAAGTTTGTCACGTCTCCAATAATCTTTATATTGGGCTGGTATTGTGAAACTAGGTACTATATTGTCACAAATCCACTTAAAGAAACCAATATCATGAGACTCACTTATAATATCATGCGATTTACATTTATCGAAATTACATTTACCATTAGCTTCATCACATATATCAACTTCAACAGAGCCTCCCCTTACCTTAAACAGCTTATCCATATCAATATATGTCTGTTCATCAGTGCCATATCTCATCTGAGAGGCATATCCGTTCTTAGATTCAGCAAAGTAGTAGTGCGTTGCGCTAGAGTATGCAGTGCCGCAGTGTCCCCAATCATTGAGTAAGTGATAATAATCTGTAAAGAACCTGTACCATTCACTTAAACTATGCCAAGACAAGGTGAATTTACCAAGCTTATCGTAGTATGGCTCTTCATAACACACCTCATCAGTATCAAGTGTTTGACCATAACAATGAGAATCATACAGCAAGTTCCAGCTTGTAGCAGCACTAGGTGCATTATCCAACATGATATTTACTGGTATCATACCATAGTTGCTCGTGAACTCATACTCCCTTTCCTTCAATGAATTATCATCGAAGAAATACAAGACATTATCCTTGTATGCTGGAAGCACACCAGGAAGTCTTGATGTCATTGGTTCTAGTGAAATTGTCCTCTGTATAGTTCTCATCTTATCTGAAGTGTATCTTATTAAACTGGTCTTCGTTTATGTTTATTACAGCCTTGGTTGTTCTTCCCATAGTAACATTTTTTCTCTCTCCCTCTGCTTCAAGTGGCTTTGTCGAACTTTCATCAGCTATTTTAAGTTCAAATAGGTTAAGTACAACTCTGCCATCCCCGCTTGCTGGAGGTGTCACATATCTCTCGTCGAATACGTATGCATACTCCTTTTCCTTGAAATCGTATACAGCATATAATGGAATGTATGTTTGCGCATATACATGAGATAATGTGTATCCACTTTTCATTTCATTCACATCTGTTGCAGCACTCAATCTGAGTCTTCTGTCTGGATTTTTAATGTTTACATCATTATTGTTGTAGCATTCTGAATCTTTCCACTTCATAGGTATAATAAACGGTATTGTTCTACCTACGCCAGCATGGTTAAATTCAACTTTCATATAAATAGGTTTTGGATGCAAATTTTCTGAGTATTCTTTGAACATATAAAGGTAAAATCCTTCGGAAGATGTGTCAGTTTCATACTTGTTATCTATAATGAATCTTGAACTTATTCTCCTTGTATCACCACTCAGTGCATGTCCATCTATTTCTGTTGGTTCATCATATGTAGGTTTTCTTTTTTTATGCTTTCCTATGAACTCTGTTAAAACGGATATTTTGTTATTTACACTTTTCTTATATGGTAAACAACATGTCCCATTATCTTTAAGTCTAGGCTCTTCAATGATAGCATAATCGTATACGTTTTTTCTTGAATTGTCAATAAATGTCTTAAACATTCTGTGTTCATCCATGAATACACAGGAAGTTGCTAGCAATGACTGTGTTTGAGGGTCAGTGGAGTCATAGTAAGAAAATCTTAAGAACGACTTACCTATTTTATCCCTCTGATAGTAGACATCATCATTAGTAAAATATAACAGCCCCATAAGGTCTGATGTATTTTGAAGTGTCTCGCCAGAGTATTGCCTATATGTTTCAAGAATACCACTATAAGGATAGTAATCTGTTACAAACCAGTTATCAGTACCAGCACTTGCAGTACTAATATCATTATATCTGTCATTAACTTTCCAGTTTTCTTTATTCCTGGTTCTGAAATGAAGATTGACCTCAATTTCGCTTACTGGGAAGAAAGTTGTTCCACTTCCACTATACGAAGTACTTCCAGACATGTATTTAGGGGTATACACATCCTTTTCCATGTCAACAATTTTATTTATTGCCTTCTCCTTCTCTACCTTATAGAAATCTCTCTCTACAATATCATCCTGCATCATGTTTGTTGCAACATTTATATCAAGTTTAACTGGTATATGTATGTGTGCAGTATCAGCATATAGTTTAAGATTATCAAACAGGTTATAATAGTCATTTGAAGACCTAGGTTTTTCCTCACCACTTGCAAATCCAATGTCACTTGTTATCGCACGTTGTCCAAATGCCCTATTCTTAACGTATAGTGTGGTTGTAGCCTGGTTTGTAACAAAATAGTCACATATGTTGCTGTTAACTTTTGTTCTAAACTCATCATCAAACTCGTATACACTGAAATTAGGCGTACATATAAGAAGTGAACTACCTTCTATATTAGTTATAACAAACTCAAAAGGTATTCTCTCCTCTATTTCGACAAATGTGTCAGATTCAACACTGCCACTTATCACCTGGTAATTTCTATCATTTATTGTAATACCATTATGCTTAACAATGTCGTATGTAACAACAGTTGCTGAGTTGGATGTGGCTGAAATGGTCTCACCGTGTCTCTGGAGTTTATTACCTCCACCAGTTATCATCATAGGCACTTTTTCACCCATAATATTAACAAGTGCATCCTTTTCATCAACAATACCGTTTATATACTCAATAGGGTACTCATGGTTATTAATTTTAACCTTGTCACAAAGTCTCTCAATAACCCTGTATTTCTTATTGTTATATAGAACGAATGTCTCACCACTCATTTCATACATTCCACTTACGTACTTCTCGTAGGAATCGTTTTCAAGAGTAATGATTTCACCCACTGATACATTAGTTGTTCCGTCAGTGAGATATATGGCAAGTTCATCACCATTATTTGAATTCTGTAGAAGGTGTTCAACCTTTAAGTTGGTTTCCTCTACAGTAATATGGCACTCATGGTTTTTAAGTAAACTAATTCTATCAATATCGCTGACCTTAAGAGGAGAACCAGTTTCGTCATCAAGCACTTCAAACACACTGGTTTCGTAATATCTATCATCTTCCTCTGTTATATCTTTTGTGTATAGTCTAGTAAGAACCTCGCATACATAACTTTCACCACTGAGACTTACAGGACAATAGTTATCCTTATATTTCACATAGTAGAAATAAGTACAGAAACTTAATTTATCGAATTGTATGCTCTTCTGCTCCTTCTTGAATAACTTAAACTTAGTTACATAAAGGTATTCTGATGTATTCTCGAAATGGTTGTAATATATCTCATTACTCTTTGTTTTAGTGATTGCTGATGGTGCAAGACATTCCCCATCCTCATAGTACTTTATACCACCAGGAGACAATCCTGCTGCCGACACGTCATATCTATCAAAGTAATACTTGTTTCCGTCGATTGTGACGGTCTCATCCTCAATCCATAGTATAGTATCAAGGTAGATGCTATTTCCCTCAATAGAAGCCTCTACATCACCTTCTACGATGCTTACACCATTCTCACCCCATTCTTCCTTAAGCCAATTATTAATAGTGACAGTAGTACCACCACTGATATAGTAGATTACGCCATTTAAATCAACATAATGATATTCATATTCATTATCAGTAGAGTAATCTATTGCTTTACCAGATAACACAGGATATTCTTTCTCCTTGATTTTGATATATCCGTTTCTGGTTACATTCTCACAAGTCATATGAAGAGCACCAGCATTAGTATCATTACCAACTGAAAACGGCATGAAATCCTTTTTGTCAATATGATACCTTTGGTCGGTTACGCCAGAAACAAAAGAAAGGTCTTGGGCAAGGTATTTCTCGCTCCAAACCAGTTCATCTCTCTGTATATTGTTTTCATCAAGTTTTACGTCGTAGATTAACATTCGATATTCTCTTCTTTAACGTAGTTATTTTCATCCTCAGATGGAGGTATAATTCCTTCAATATCGTCATCCGCATATAAGCCATATTTGCTATATGGGTCTTGCCTTCTTAAGAATAAGTCTATACGTTTATTCACATAGAAAGCACCATTTGTAAACGGATATTCCTCAATGGTGTCATCAGACTTATTGAACCCGTTATTGAGTATATCTCTCCATATAAACCTACAAGTACCGTCTTTCAATATTCTTGCATATGAAGGTATTCCAAGGTTGTCTATTTTGAAGAGTTTATAATCACTTGTTCTATTGCCTTCAATGTCAGTTGTAGGGTTTCCATCTTCATCACATATCTGGCATGAATAAGTCTTTGGACTATCACTAGCTCCACTAACTGTGGTACAGTAATAATACTTATTGTTTTCCTGGTCATAAATCATGGATTTGTCACCAGGAGATAAGAAATGTTTCTCCAGGGTTGTTATGGTAGTATAACTTCCGTTATTTATCAGTGACCTAATTGTTAGAAAATCTGGCAGTACTGACCTCACTATATCGAAACTCCTAATAGGTATCTGATAGTGAGGCTGATAGTAATATCCTTCCTTCTTATTATTACAATTACTAAATCTTTGAGAATCTATACGGAAATCAAGCGTATCATAATCATCCTGTCCTATCTCATCATACAAGAATTGTTCAAAATAATTCGTTGATTTCGACTTGTAGCATTCCCTCTGTGCTGTGTTTACCCTGTGAAGTATTGGTTGTATTACCCTTTCTACTGCATTATAATTGTCATAATAACATAGGTCACCATAGAAGTTTATATCATTGTTAAACCATATCTCCTCTATGTCAATGGTATGAGCAGTACCTTTACCATCAATATATTCCCTCTTATCACCATTTATCCTATTTATATCATATCCAACATCAACACTGAAATTATTTATCTTTTTAATGTTATTACTTCCAGGAACATATGTTGATTCGTCTGACATTTCAAAACCACAAGTTACCTTTCCAAAACAGTGTGAATACTCTACAATTGAGTCATTTATGTTAATATCCCTGTTTATTCCATACCACTCCTTGTATCCAATATTATTCTTTACAATGGTTAGGAAAATCTCTGACAAAGGTCTACCAAGGTTATCCTTCACATATGACATATCGATGTCATCGGTAAATACAATCTCTCCAACCTCATCAGTGTAGATGTTTTTGGCAAATGCAAGTCGGCTAACATGACTTTCGAAATCAAATGTAGGTTCTTGGTATATTTCCACCAGGTTTTTATCCTCACACTCCTCTCTCTTTCTGTATATCTCGTATTCATTGGACGTATCACCACTTGAATACTTGAAATTAGGTAGTCTTGAGAATATCCTTACATAATAGTCACATTCGATGTCGTTTACAACCTTCTTATATGAAACCCTCTGAGCATCTGGGTCGAAATTAACATAGTTATCATTAACGATGTAATAGTAATTTGATTGACTATCAATATAGAATTTCATCGTATCGCTCAATGTATACGTTTGACCATCAACTACAAGCTCAGAGTGTTTAAGGTCATCTTCCGTCAAATTAACCCACCTGTTACTAATCTCAACACCCTGGTTAAATACAGTGAAAATGAAATCGTCAACCACCTCATTAACCTCTGCGTTATCAAGAATCTTTGCCGTTGTTATATTACCTTCTCCATCTTCCACTGTCTTGTATATGTTAACATAGTCACCCCGTGAAAGACCATGTTTAGCCTTACTGTACATGACAAGCATCTTAGTACCATTATCACTACGTCTCGTCTCATCAAAGTACACAGTCTTTAGGCTACCATCAACCTCAAATATATCACCGAATCCTTCAGTTGTTGATGAAGATGGATATGTGATACAATAGTTCCAGTTTTTCTCAATCCTCTGCCTAAAATGGTTGAACTTAGGGACAAAGGAATAAAGACTCCTGTCTGGATACATATCAACAAAGTCTCCACCCTGCATATACATGATTGGTCTCTCAATTTTTAAGTCCTTTGGGTCTTCAGTGCTCTTAAAATCATCATATGATTTAATCTTAGATTTATTATAAAATCCAAGCCATCCGTTATACTTCTTTATAAGACGCTGCTGCACAGCCTGGTCAAAAGTCAAAAGATTTTCATAGAGATAAGTGTGCAATGCAAGAAACTTCGTATGCCCTGGTACTCCAGCAGTAACAGGAAAACACAACTTCTCTATTACCTTGTCTCCGTTTACATCACGCATGAGGTCAGCTATGGTATTGAATGCTGTATAGTCTGTTTCTGGATTTGTTATCTTTGGCTGTTTATCTGATAACTTGCATATCAATTTAAATGTGTTACTCCTTATAAGGTGGTTATTGAATATGTCCAGCCCACAATGATATACAAAATGGTCTCCGTCTGATTGAACCCTAGAAAGCTGTGTATCCCTAATAGAGTTTGTTGGATGTCCATCGATGGCTCTAGTACTTGCTGTTAAATCTGTATTTTTAATCGGTCTTCTATCCCCATCATTAACAGACTCATCAGCACCTTTATACATGAGCGTTGTATCATGGCACTGGTAGTTCATAGTTCCACCACACCAAAACTCCATTACTTTTGGTTTATATACAACCTCATCGAAGATGTCACTATAGGTATTAGAACTGATACCATAATTGATAAATGTTACAGCACTACTACCCTCATCTCTTACAATCTCAGTTACCCTATTGAATAGAACATTTGAGCACACAGGATTAACCTGGCATGTAAGCCTTATCTTATTACACGCCTTCCTCTCATCATTGTACACATCAAATGCACTAATGACCTCAGCCAGGTCGTTCAAGGGTAACAGTTTCCTATTACCCCTCAACGGCACGTTTAATCCACTGCTGGTACTGACAGACCTCTTACTGTCAAACCCCTCAAGAAATGTTTTTACATCCATTTTTTTTAATCTATTGCATTAATATTATGTGCAAGAACAATTACCATCTTGATAAATAGCTATTTTAATACAAGTTGGGTTAGGATTTATATTTTCACCATCACTAACTTGCATACCAGTATCTTTCTTTGTTTCTGGGTCATAATTTCCATATTGGCATATGAAATCTAGCCCAAATTCCATTATCTTATATGTAAAGTTTTCCTGGTTTTTAGCAAATATTGTAACCCTGGTATTATCTTGCCACTCAAGGTCAGCCAATATACCCATATCCTGTGTCCATCTCAACTTAAAGTGAAGTGTTACCTCTGTTGTTGAACTGGTAATTGCAGATGGCGTTGTTGTCACTTCTACCTTATCAATATCGAATGTATCACCCTTCCTATTCTTGAATCTGAATACGTATCTCATCATGTCATAGTCAGCAAATGCCTCACATTCTCTATCTATAGGAGGGTATTTTGGGTGGAATTGGAAGTCGAACGTTATTACCTGTATGTATGCATATAACTCAGTATCACCACTAACAGGACCTCCACCGTTATCCAATGTACCTCCTGTTGGGGTAGTTCCTCCAGAAGTTGGTATATTTGTATTTGTTTCACCAGTTAGGTCATAGGCATATGCATTAATGTCACCAGGTGTAAGTTTCATCTTCTCAACATATGTCATTGGGATAATTTTACCACTACTATCTTTATCATCATTTAGATTCACCCTAATGAGAAGATGCCTTACGTCATACAGGTCTCCATGTTCAAGAACAGATAACTGACGTTTTAACTTATCATCTTCCTGCCAGATGTATTCCCTATGCAAGAATATTGTAAATATCTTTATATCATCCCTTGGAAAACCATTTTCATAAACAAAAGGAATATCTTTGACGAATGTTATATTTAAAAAATCGTTCTCATCAGATGCTATATAAGGAATATTTCTCTCATCAAAGTCGCCAGTTTTTGGTCTATAGAAGAAATTATCATGGTCTTTTGTTCCATCATGACGTGTTAATCTATTGTCTTCACGAGAAAACTCTACTTTAACACCGCTAGGAAGAACAATATCTGTTACAAATTTCATCCAATAGAAACCAATACCTTCTCCAAATTTATATATCAAAACTCTAGGGTCATCTATTGTGTCAATTATGTTGTCATGCCTAGCACATATTTCATCATCAAGATTCTTTGCTACAGTCTTAATATATGAAATACCATCCAAGTTACCATATCTAGGACTATTTTGATAATCAAGCACCTTAATCACCCTAGGGACTGCTGTATATACCTTGAATCCATCTGCTGACTTCTCAGTGCATTTGAAGCAAAGTGATACACCACTTGATTGGAATCTTACAAATTTACTCCTACCCTCTTGTTTTATTTTATAACGAACATTTCCATAGTCATTGTTTCCAGCATTAGGTTCAATGAAGTTGATTGGTGGCTTATATACATCGTAGAACGATATACCATCAGTTGGGTTTGCTTCGCATTTCACAGTTCCGTCGGTGTCCTTGTAGGCATTCATTTCATAAGAACATGGAGATATTTCAAAGTTGTGTACCTCAGCTGGAGGTATATTACATATATCAATAAACCTGTGTGTAGGATAGTTTCTATTCGCCTGTTCTCTATTGAAGTCACCATTATACAAAGTGTCTATACCAGTATGCACCATGCCATCAAAGTCATCATTATAAGGATACCTAAATACGTATGGAACATCTTTTCTTAAATCACCTGTCAATATTATGTTTTTACTTTCATTAATACCTCCAAAAGGTCTATATGGTCTAGCTCCAGTTACAAGGTCATACAGTCTTTGTTTATTAAAGCTTGACCAAAAGAAGTTCCTTATATCATATCCAGAATAATTTGCTTCATAGAACCTCTTAACTATCTGGTTATCCTTAGTACCTTCTCCTTCCCATACAACATTATCTTTTGGCTCATTATTGTATATTGTAATGGAATCAACATCATTATCGGAGAAATTATATGAATACTCCAATCTCTTGTTAGGTGTTGCAATTGTAGCTTCCTGTGCCTCTATGCCAGGAGCGGCATCAGTTGCATTTGTATCAGCTGAAATTATATTATATTCCTCATCATATGATAGTTCAACACCATTGAAGGTCTCACCACTAATACGTGCTGATTTCCAGATTTTCTCTTTACCACCTTCTGATTCTGGATACAACTGTATACTGTTGGTCATAGAAGGTGCAAATAATACGAAACGATAATCAAACCTTCTATCGACAAACAAGGTTCTTAAGTATGGATTATATGGAGTGTCTTTAGTATGTACTTGTCTGAATTGGTCTATTTGTCCTTTAACATCCTTACCTATTTGTTTAACCACACTACCATTCATTGGTGTAACCTTAGTATAGTTAGGTATCTTCATCACCTTGATTTTAGGGTCAACCTTTACTTTACTAATATATCCACCATTTCTTGTGAATGCAGCAAAATAGTTACCAAGATACTCTCTATTGGTATAATAGTTATTCCAGTGAGGTCCATATCCTTCTCCATCCATCTTAAAATAGTTCCTACCAACAACCATAGGGTACTCACTAATAACAGTTGACATGTTACTGTCATTCAATACATACTGCTGTTTAAACTTCTCGTTATCGGTATATATTGGCACAACACTCCTATATAGAGTTGGATGTACACCACCCATAGCACTATGATATACAGTTGCTGTATCTGTAATTACATATGAAGCGGATGCCAACGAGAACATTGCATTGAATTTATATGCCAATATTGTTGCCTTTGATGCATGAGTATTAATATCCTCATTCAAGGTAACAAAATCAGTCCAAGTGTCAACATTTTTCAGTAATACCTGGTTCTCAGTTCTGTGGAACTGATAGGTGTCCTCCTGGTGACTTCCATACCACCCTCTAAGTCCTTCACCATATGGGGTTGTTACAGCAGTTAGTCTATAGAATTGGCTTTTAGCACCAATGATAGCATCATTGTTATCATTGACGCTTCCAAGCATAAATTTAACTGGCATATCAACAGACACGTCACCAGCAGAGCCAACGAACGTGTTGAAGTTCTCACCATTATTTACGTTAACAATATCAGATGTTGTGTTATCATCAAGTTCCTCACCATCACAAATCTGTGCTATTGTAACAGTGAACCTGTTAGGCTGATAAACGAGGAAGGTAGGCCACTCTCCTCCAGTTTTATTACCCTCTTCATCAACAGCATCTTCTATTCTTATCCAGTGAGGCATAGCAGTGCCATTGATAGAATATGTACCATTAGCACGCTGTAGAGCTGTAGGTCTGTTTGTTGTATCACATAAACAATCCTTAGTAATTCTACCGTCTGAAACATCAAGTATACCAAGTTTTATGAATGCACTGGTATACAATGGGTTCGCATCCTCATCATCATGATTCATGCCATCAATCCTTAACACATACTGGTTGTCTATATAACCAACAATAGTACATGCTGTTATGGTATACATATATCCATCAACGGTATAACTAAGTATTCTCAACCTTCCATAGAAATCAGTCTCATCCGTACATATGTAGTCGATTCTGGTTGTTCCTGTGTTGTAGAACTTAGTACCAAGACTCTCTGATTCATATTGAACGCTTATCTTAGGCATTTCAAGCTTAATTCTCTCAGAAAGAGTCTTACCATTTTCATCAGTAACGTAAAGAGTGTATTGCTGATTTGTAAGATAATTTATATGAGTAAGTCCAACACCTTCTATAGGTTCTTGTTCGCCAGTCTGGTATCTTATAATACCACCCTCATTAGAAATAACCTTTCCTTCATCGTCAATAGTTCCACCTATTACGAAATCCCTTACCTCCATGTCGCCCTCACTTATTACGAGAGCACCAGTGGAGTCATAGAGTTTGTATGAATATGGAATCTGTATATCATCGAGTGTTACCCTTATGTAGCCATATCCGCTATAGTTTTCATAGTTCTCATAAACAGGTGGACAATAAGACCTTCCTACGAATGAATAATCAAGTGTGAATGGTTTCTTAACATTCTGGAAACAAGGTGCATAGAACATTTTATTAAATTTATCTATAGCAGTACTACCCTTGTTTATTCCAAAGAAGAAATAGAAAGAGTTATTATACACTGGCATTTCATATCTAGAGCCATTCTTGAAATAGAAATGTCTTATTCTTCCCTCAGAATTATCCCTATAGTCATCACTTGCCTCAGCACCAAGTCTGAATGTAACGTATGATGGGTCAGCCTCATCATATGTTGCTTGTTCGAAGCCACGCTTATAATTCTTCATTATAAGTTCAAGCCTTCCATCAAAGTCAACTGGATATATATACTTAAACTTAGGCACAAGATATCCAGTATTCTCATCCTGTACTTGTGTTGTGTATCCACTTATACTATCCTGGTAATCCTGTGGTATAAAGCCAATATGATTAAGCGTTGCAAAAGCTGCCCTATTATCCATATCGTCAAGCTCATACTTGTTAATGAAACCATCAGCATCTATTGCACCAGTCTTAATATCGTTACCACCATTTGAGAATGACATCTTGAATGTCATGTCTGGATTTACACCAAGTTCACTTAAACGTTCAACATTAATACATGATTTAGACCTTGTTGCTGCATAAGTACATGTAAGGTCTATAAACAATCCCTTTCTATACCTAGGAACTTGGTCTCCACCATCATGTCCCCAGTCCATACCAGTAGTAATGGTTGTACCACTGTCCTCAGCATCACCAGCCGTATCATTTCTTGGTGTAGGGTCATTAGTTTCATCAGTCAATGATTCCTCAATTGCTGCAATTGGAGGGATGTTAGCTGTAGTTGATGGTAGTGCAGTGTACAACTGTGGTATACCATATATGTTATTTTCATTCAGATTACCAAGAAGAATAATATCAGTAGCATAAAGCCTTACATACAGGAATCTCTTAGTTCTCTGGAGTATATGTATATCTATATTGTCATCATTGTTTGCCTGGTATGCTGTATAATAATAAGCAATGAGTCCGTCTTTATTCTCAACACCCTTTATAACTCCATTACTAAACCATAAACGGCTTGCTCTCTTCTTGTGCCACCTGTCCTCACCTAGGTCAATCGTAGAACTATCAGTACCGAGCGAATTATTCTTGTAGCTCATACTACATGCCACATAGGTCTTTAATCGTGAATATGTCTTATCACAATCACAGAATTCATTCTTTGCACCACTGATGGTGAAGAAAAGGAATTTCTTTTTCTTCCTCTTTCTCCAGTACCATAGAGGCATGTACAAAGAACCATTAAGCCAGTCTTGGTAGAAGTCTAGCTTAATTATCTTATAATCCCTAGCTAAGTTCTGTTGTATTTTATCCTTAAGTTCACTATTGTCTGAACTCTTAATACAACTACCCTCCATTTCTTCTGGGCATGAAGAATTCCTACATGCATCACTATCTGGACAGTGGCATCCAGGGTAGTATGCAACATTACCTTCAGCAAGTCCTGCTGGCATTGCTATACATCCGAATTTAGGGATTATTACCTTAAACGGGCATATCTCAATTCTTGTACCAAAAATCTTGAATCCAATACAAAGCCCCCTTATCATCTGTATAATCCAGATAAGGGTATTGATGAAGTGTATTATGACCATAACAATTACGAAAAGAATACACACAATCATGTACATGAATGGTATATCTATACGTAGTTTATTAAACGGTACTGGATTCTGGTTTTCAACAAGGTTAGCACCCTTAAGTGCCGAATAGTTTGGTGCATAAGGTCTATGTGCAACCTGTATTTTTGGTATGAAGTTCTTTACACTATATACATTATTCCAATAAAGGTCACGGAAGCAGCTTTGAGGAGTCGAAGAACCGAAATTATACATCTTCTCAATTTCAATTCCACTTTCTGCTTGCGTCATTAAAACTTCATTTTCCTCATATGTAACAGGATTCATTGGTACAAGATATTTTGCAGTATGTCTTGAAAATCCTTCGTCCCCTGTCTCAGTCTTGCTTATTCTAAATCTTACTTGTGTTCTTGTTGGTATACCCTTTGATGGGTTGTCAGTAGGTACGATATTACCGTACTCGTCAGTACCAACGTAATCAAGGTTCATAGGTATCTGATAACACCATACGCCATCACTATCAATAAGGGCATTACCCTGTATTGGGAATTCCTCTACAAGTCCATCTGTGGTCTTACGAATCATTTCAATTGTACCCTCACCAGCAATCAACTGGTCATTCATACCATTGTCTTCACTTGGAGCACACTTATGACCAATTGAGTTTCCCTCATTATCTGAAATGATTGAACCCATGAATACACAAGTAGGCTCGAACTTGTATGCAATCTCTATGTCACACCTCGTTATTGCGGCAATACCATTTTCAGCGTCACCCCAGAAAGGATACACATAGACACTCTTGTTCTGAGAGAAAATCTGTCTAAGACTGTCAAGGTTGGTACTAGACTTGAATTGACTTGGGCTGTCGAACTCTGAAAGGTCATATCCTCTGTACGTGAAGTCTCTTGGCTTCTGCGAGAGGACACCAATGTCTGATAGGTCAATATCAACATGTACCTGTTGACTTCCAGCAGGCACACCAAATATCATATAGTCACCAGCATTATTGGTGACAGTAGTGTACTTCCAATATTTCTCGTATACCTCAAGCTGTATGTTGTCATCAAGAAGGTATCTTTTGTTAGGAAACGTACCTACAACCCTATAGCAATCATCGTCGCTATAGTCTGGGAGTAGGTTATATCTTCTTCCTTCTCTGTCCTTGCTTGTAACCTCGCTGTATGGATATATATTCTCCATATCCACTGGGTCACTGCTATCCCTCTCAATAAACACGGATATTTTTGCATTTGGAATACCAAACGCATCATTAGCAAGAACCCTTCCAATTATAACGCCATAATTGGAAGAGTGAAGTCTGTATGAATCCTTCTGTCTTAACTTCAATGACAGGATTTCAAGAAAATCGAAATCCTGTTTCATGTTTACGTTAAGAAGGGTATCCCTACTTATATTAGTATGTATTCTATAACTTTTTTCCATAAATTACTTGAGATATTTACTTAATTGCTTCGGTAA